ATTTGATGAAATAAAGAATAAAACAATAAAGAATAAAACAATAAAGAATAAAGAATAAAGGACAACAAAGAACAACAAACAATAGAGCTGTATAGTTCTTGTTCTTGATAGTAGTGAAGCTTTCAGACTTGATAGCAAGAATCTAACAAAAGAACAGAAAGTGATAGAAATATCCAATGACTGGGACTAGACAAAACAATGGAAATGTGAGATACTGCAATGGCAGTCAAGTGACTGTTTTTATTAAAGGTGAATATCATGATGACCAAAATCTTTCAATCCCGCGACTCTGTGAAGTTCGCCCACCTCGAAACTACCGATGCTGCGCAAGCTGGACGACTGATCCAAGTCTCTTTCCGTGCTCCTGCCCGCTTCGCTGCCTGCTTTGTGCCAAATGCTGCATGGGATGCCCTGAATGTGAGCGTGGGTGATGCACAGTACCGTGCTTTGCTCGACGCTGTGCTGGAGAAAGCAGCAAAGAGCATCCTTTCTGCCCGGCTGGAGAACATGAGCGTATTCCCGAGCGAGATTGATGATAGCATCTTCTCTGCTGACGCCATTCTGAGCGAGGCAGCAGGCAATAACACCGAGTGGCTCAGTAAGGAAGAACTCACCGCAGCGTGGGAGAAGAGCGCGACCCGTGCAAAGCTGGTGGGTGGTGAGCGTGCATCACGCTATGCTCAAGATGCCAACTATCGTAAGGCCGTGAATGCTTACGCTGACATGGTACTGAAGCTGGCAGGCAAGACAACTACCTACAAGCCGGAAGAATGTGACAAGATTCTGGCCAAGCTGGACGCTGCTGACCTGGAGACGGAACTCGGTGCATTCATTGTGAAGCGACTAGATCAGATCAGCAAGAAGCCTGCACGCACTGAGGTTGATCTGGATTGCTTGTGAGCTTCCAAGCTCTGACTGTCTAGTCTTGTTGACAACCTGCCCACCTAGTAACGCGCATGCGTGAACAGTGGGCTTTTTTGTGGACCGTGCGCAAATGCGAATGATTCTTATTTGCATGCTGCGCCACTCAATAGCCATCCTTCGGATGGAGAACAAATACAGAGGGGGAGGGGCCCTTTTAGGGCTCTATGGCTCCGCATATCCTATAGCAGCTCTCCAAAATTTCTAAATTTTTTATTACCCCATACACAGCATAAATAACATCACCTCACTTCATCCCACTAATTACAATTTTCAGTAGATTTGAAATCTGCAATCTTCCTGCTTCTCTCTATACTATTCATATCATTAGTATTGATTCGCGCCTAGGCGCCACCAGTCCACTTCAGCCGTCATCTGAGGAATATCATGCCATCTCCTCTTTCCTATATCTACTCCTCAATTGACTCTCTAAAACGTCAGTTGTTTGATGCAGTCGCAAATCCAGTTGCGCACGCAGAGAAGAGTATTGGCTATGGGCTGGACAAGTCCAACAAATTCAGGGAACAGCTAGCCACTGCAAACAGCAATTCTGTGCTTGTTTCAAAGGAAGAGAAAGCTGGCGCCCAGGCGCAACTTGTTGATAGCATGATGGGCATGCTCGCAGGAAATGCTGGAATTATCGTGCCAGTGGGCGCTGTACCAAAGAGTATGATCTCTTCAATCCATGCTCAGCCTCTCACGGGAAAGCAAGTAGCCACCATTCCTCAATCTCTACAGAAACTCAATGAAGATATCATCGAGCAGGTGGGCGCCGACCCAAAAACAGGGGAGATGCTCTACAGAGTAATGGCGGGATATTCTCCTGCTGATCTCTTTACCAAGCACTCAAGCCTTCCCCCTGATCTTGTAGAATATCTCAGCAATCTTAAACTTGTTGCAAAAGATGGCCCACGTGCATCAGGAAGTTTCTCCCCATTAGACGATACTATTTCTCTTGCACCTGCAACTCGCAGAGAGCTTCTCAGTACTGGACTACATGAGGTTTCTCACAGTGGGCAGTATCTATACGATATGCCTATGGGTGGCTCTCCAAAAGAGTTCATTTCTCCAAATAACTACCGTAGACTTGCTACTGCTCAGCAGGTAGTAGAAGACAGACTAAAGCAAACTGGCGTAACTAGGCAGCAATATGCAAGCATGGCGCCAAAAGAAGCTGTAGGGAGCAGGGAGGCAGTCCTCTCTTCTCCAGAATCTCTCAAATATCTATTCTCTTCTCTGCAAGGCTACAAGAAGGCAGCACATCAAAACTATTTGCGCCTAGCTGGAGAGACTGAAGCAAGACTTGTGCAGAAGATGTTCGAGGAAAATCTCTACCCAGACAACCCTAAACTCCTTATGGAGAGCATGGGGTATCCTGAATCATCTCTCATCCCCCGCAGTGCCATCAGGGATAATATGGTAGATTCTGATGGAGTCTTGTCAGACTTATTGAATCTTGTGTTGGGGGCCCCTGCAGGATCTGCAACAAAAGCTGGGAGCAAACCATGAGCATGATCGATCAAGACAAAGTCATCAAGTATCTCTCCCAAGGTATCAGCACCAAGAACATTGCTGATGCTATGGGCTGCGATGAATCCTATATTTCTCAACTCAAATCGGATGAAACCATCCAACAGAAAGTTGCAGAACTGCAAGCAGACTACGCAGTCAAGGATGCATCGTTCGATGAGATGCTGGACCGTGCAGAAGAGAAAGCTCTGGAGCGAATTGAGAAAACTCTGCCATTTGCCAATACTTCCCAAGCACTGGCTGCATTCAGGATTCTGAACACTGCTCGCCGGCGGAAAGATGGCCCTGTCACGCCAGAAGTTCATGTCACTAATGTCATATTGCAACTTCCAGCTACTGCTGCACCTCGCTATATCATGAACGATAGAAGTGAGATTGTGGAGGTGGAAGGAAAGACTATGGTCGCTGCAAATCCTCACCAGCTTCCTGCTCTGCTGGAAATGAAAACAGGAAAAACTCTTACTCCTGTTGTCTCTGACTTGGACAAAGCAGCAGCTCGTTTGCAGACTCTTACTCCGACAGGTCGCGCGCCTAGGCGCCTTCCCTCTGTCATTTCCCCTGACATGATCTAACTCTTACGAAGAGCTATGGCAGATACAACACAACTGGGGACGAACGCTGGCAGTGCGATGAAGATGGCTAAGGAAGACTTGAACTTCCTAGCCATGCTGGCCGCTCCTGAGACATTCTTTTTACTATTCCCTCCTTTCTATCTTACACTATTTCAGCTTCTCACAGCATTCAAAAAGCGCGTGGAGCGCTTTGCTATTGGTATTCCTCGTGGCTTTGCAAAAACCACATTCATTAAGATCTTGTGCGTTTGGTATATTCTATTCTCTCACAAGCGCTTCATCCTTATTGTTGGTGCGAGTGAAGAACTAGCAGTTAACACAGTCTCTGACATTTGCTCCCTGCTCTCTTCCCTTAACATTGTTAAGCTGTTTGGTCGCTGGAACACAGAGGCAGATGTGGAGCAGCAGGGCACAAAGGTGTTCTACTTCCGTGGTAGAAATATTATCCTCAAAGCCATCGGCGCAGAAACTTCTGTGCGTGGTATCAACAGAAACAACGATCGTCCTGACGTTATTATCATGGATGACGTGCAGCGGAAAGAAGATGCAGAGAATCCAGAACTTGCAGCTAAGCTCTTGAAGTGGATTCTTGGTACGCTGTCACTTGCTCGCTCTAACGAAGGATGTACCTATATCTATGTGGGTAACATGTACCCGCGTAATTGTATTCTGGAAAAACTCAAGAATAACACGCAGTGGACCAGCTTCATTGTTGGTGGCCTGTTGGCAGATGGCAGTTCACTGTGGGAAGAACTCAAGCCTGCAGAAGATCTTTTGGAAGAGTGGCAGTCGCTCAAAGAACTTGGGGAGGAAGATATCTTCATCTCTGAGATTCTCAACTCAACGCAGATCACTCCATCTTCAGGCTTGAATCTCTCTCTGATTCCAGAGTGCCCTTCCTATTTCCTTGAAGTAGAACCTGACGGCAGCTTTATTCTCATTGACCCTTCCTCTGCTAAGAAGACTGCAGATGATTGTACTATTGAGCACTATTCTGTTGTTGACGGTGTTCCTATCTTTGATGATATGGAGCATGGAGTATTCACCCCTCTTGAGACAATTAAGGAAGCACTGCGCCTAGGCGCCAAACACAACACTCGCCTAATTTGTGTAGAAGACGTTGCGTACCAGTCTTCCTTGTTGTTCTGGTTTGAGCATATATGCGAACAAGAGGGTATCTCTGGCTTTGAGTTTATGCCGACTTCCCCTAAAGGGCGAGCTAAGAATGATCGTATCAAGAGAGGACTTCTTCGCTGCATTAAGGGAGAGACCTATCTGCACCCTAAAGTGCGTTCTCTTGTTATCTCTCAGGCCGCAGAGTGGAATCCTATGAAGGTCACAAACAAGGATGATATTATTGACGGCTTGGGCTATGTTGAAGAAGTACTGCAGGATTACTCGGAACTTATTGTCAAGAACACATTCGATTTGGATGGGGCGAATCACGGCGGCGCATCGCATACTAGTGATATTGTACTTCCATTTTGATTCCAACCCAAGGACAGCTCATGGCCGCCAAGCCCAATATTTCTCTCTTCAGCACACTCTCGATTCCACAGCGCAAAGAACTTCTGCACTACGCAAAATCATGTGCTGAAGATATGTGCAGCGGTCTTGGAGAATTTCGCACTCTTCTGCGCTATCGAGATAAAGCATACCAGCGTCAGCTGAATACTACAGCTGAACACATCCGTGCAGTTCGCGCTAATCTTGAAGGACGCCCACGCGCTCTGCAGGATATGACTGTGCCTATTATCATGCCGCAGATTGAATCTGCTGTTGCGTACCAAGCTGGCGTGTTCCTCACCAGCTATCCAATCTTTGGGGTTGTCAGTACTCCGCAGATGCAGTCTGCTGCTCTCCAGTTTGAAACTGCGTTGGGCGATCAAAGCATCAAGTACGGCTGGGCGCGAGAACTCATCAAAGTTCTGCGCAATGGGTTCAAGTACAACTTTGGCCCAGCTGCTGTCATGTGGGAAAAGACTCCACTCAAGCAGATTGTCACGAACACGGATGCAAACATGGCAGCAGGTACTGCTAAGCTCAGCGAGTACAGCTATGGCGGAAATTTTATCAAAGCCATTGACCCATATAACTGCTTCATGGATATGACAGTGGCTCCTAGCCAACTGCACATTGATGGGGCATTCTTTGGTTGGAATGAGATTGTTCCCAGGGTCAAGCTCCGCAGAATGCTGCAAACACTGGATGCGCAGAAAACTACTCATGCACGTGAGGCGTACGAATCTAACTTTGCAGGTGCTACCGTTGACATGGATAGCGCAATGAGTTACTGTGTTCCGGAAATCAATCCATTCCTCAAGCTTGGCACTACGAGTATGCTTGGTCAGACTCATTGGGGTAAGTGGATGGGGCTGCCAGGCACGAACAAGAGTTCTATTGCGTACAAAGATACGTATCTTGTCACGCACTTCCTCTGCCGCGCTGCGCCGTCCGACTTTGGGTCTGTTGGCAACATTCCCAAAATCTTCCATGCGATCATTGTGAACTGGGAATGGGTTATCTTTGTGGAGGAGATGAATGTTGGCCATGACTATCTCCCGTGCGTGATCGCCACTCCACAGGATGATGGACTTGGGTACCAGACGCAATCCATGCTGGACAACGCTATGCCGTTCCAAGACATGGGCTCGTCTCTCTGGAATATTGCACTTGAGAGTAAGCGCCGCCAGATTTTTGACCGACTTGTCTACAACCCTAAGCTTATCGACAAGAAAGATATTGATCCTGCCAGCTCCGTTGCGCGCATTCCTCTGCGCAATGCTAGCATGGCAAAAGATCAGAATGCTATGACATCTGCCGTCTACCAGATTCCGTATCGCGAAGATAATATGGCCAGCACCCTTCAAATGGGTGAGATGATTTCAGGCATGGCAGATCAGGCAGCAGGGCAGAATCGCGTGGATCGTGGTCAGTTCCAGAAAGGTAACAAGACCAAGACAGAGTTCACGGAGACTATGCAGAATAGCAACAGTCGCCAGCAACTCGCAGCCATTTCCCTTGAGCAGCAGTTCTTCACGCCCGTCAAAGAGATCATCAAGAGCAATACTCTCCAGTTCCAAACGACGGGCTCCATCCTCAATAGGGATCGAAAGCAGATCGTTGATGTAGATCCAATTGAGTTGCGCAAAGCCATTCTTGAGTTCAAGATGACCGATGGTTTGCTGCCTGCGGACAAGATGCTCAACACTGAGCTTATTACAGTGTTCATGCAGACTGCCCAAGCTCTGCCTCAGCTGACCACCGAGTACGACATCTTGGGTATGATGATTTATTGGATGAAACTGCGCGGCGCAACGTGGCTTGATGAATTTAAGCGCAGTCCGGATCAGCAGCAACAGGCGTTGAGCAGTATCCGTGCTGTAGCAAACGCGCAAGAACCGCAGCAGCCGCAACAACCTGCTGCTCCTATTGCGCAGTAATGGAGAGCAATAATGCCTGCCCCAGATTTCTCCAGTAAATTCTCTCGCTACAATCTCTCTGAGCAGGAGAGCATTGCAGCGCTTCAGGTTTCTGATCTGTACCTGATGTACCTGAAGAACAAAATTGCAGACTACGCAGAAGCTGTAGTCGAAAAAGAACTTCCCTTCTCTGCTGATCCAACTAAGCAGGTGGAAGCTATCCTTGCCCATGAGAAGCTGAAGCACTTTGTAGAAGCTTATGAGGAACTCATGAGTGAGATCATCCAAGCACTTCCTCAGCCAACCTCAACCACCCTGGAGTAAATCATGGCCTTCCTTCCTGGTATCTTTTCCAAGTCTCCTGCACCTGCACCTGCTGCTCCTGTTGTGCAACAGCCCGCACCTGCTGTTGCGCCCAGTGCGCCAGCGTCGCAACAGCCCGCACCTGCAAATCCCAACGCAGCTCCTGCTGCTATGCTCACGAACAACGGCCAAGGTACTCCCAATGCTGGCGGTCCGCAGCCTGCTGATCTTTCCAGCTATGCTACGCTGTTCAAGCCGCAGCCGGTTGACCCCAATGCTACCAAGCCGTTGACACTGGCAGATCCTATTCTCAGCCCGGTTGATCCCGCAAAACTGCGCGAACAGGTGCAGGCAGCAAACTTCACCAGCAATATCCCTGTGGAGACTTTTCAGAAAGCTCTTGGTGGTGATGTTGCCGCATTCCAGGATGCAATCAATGCAGCGGCCCGTGAAGCATTCGCAGCTGCTACCCAACTCTCGCAGGGCATGGTTGAACATGGTTCGCGCACTGCCGCGGAACGTGCACTTGGACAAGTCGATTCGAAAGTACGAAATCACCTGCTGCGAGTGCAGAATACTAGCAATGAGGTCCTCAGCAATCCCGCAGTTTCTCCTGTGTTCAACGCAGTGAAAGCGCAGATTGCACAAGCCCAGCCTCACCTGACACCGGAAGCGGTGCAAAAAGCAGCAGAAGGTTATTTCACTGAAATGGCATCTGCTCTTACTGCCCCTCAGCGCCAAGCTGAAGAAGCCAAGACCGCACCAAAGCAACAAGATTTCTCGTATCTTTTCTCTTGATCATCTTCTCTTATTCTTTGTGCTGAGCACAGAAAGGTAATTCATCATGTCCGTCGGACTCATTTCATCCGCAAGCGCACCGCAGAACCTGAATGCGGTAAGCTTTGCATCTGCAATCACACGACTGATGCCGAACGGCTCGGCTCCGCTGGTTGGCCTGACCTCGCTGCTTTCTGACGAAACTGCGAGCAATATCGAGCATGGTTACTTCACCAAGACCATGATCTTCCCGTCCATCACCGTCAACGCAGCGCACGTTGCTGGCGACACCACTCTGACCGTGGTTGCTGCTACGAACGCTGATGTTGTTCCCGGTGACATGCTGCTGAACGAGACCACCAACGAAGTGGTGCTTGTGACTGCTGCCACTGCTGGTGCTACCACCATCAGCGTGCAGCGTGCTGTTGGCACCACCGCAGCTGCCAGCATGGCTGCTGGTCAATTCCTGCGTACGATTGGCAATGCCTTCGAAGAAGGTTCTGTCCGTCCGAGCGCAGTGAACATCATCGCTACTCGCTACGTGAACAACACGCAGATTTTCCGGAACAGCTGGGCAGTTACCAAGACTGCTGCTGCCATTCCGCAGATCGCAGGTTCTGGCCACGTCAGCGAATCGCGCCAAGACTGCGCAGCTTTGCACGCTGTGGCCATCGAGAAATCTCTGTTCTTCGGCGAGAAGTACATGGGTACTCGCAATGGTCAACCTTTCCACACCATGGAAGGTATGATTCCGCGTATCAAGGCTGCTGCTGCCGGCAACGTCACCACGCTTGGCGCTACCACCAACTGGACGCAGTTTGAAGCTGCTCTGGACGTCACGCTGCAAACTGTGACCGATCCCAAGTCCAGCAACATCCGCACTGTGTTCCTCGGCGGGACTGCTCGTCGTGTGATTCACAACATTGCGCGCTTGAACTCTACCTACCAGATTACCTCCAGCGAAACCAGCTGGGGCCTGCAACTGGATACCATTCGCACCCCGCGCGGTACTTTCGAGATGATTGAGCATCCGCTGTTCAACGCATACGGCAGCACCAGTGTCTGGGCCAAGATGGCAGTTATCATGGACCTGAGCGCATTCTCTCTGGCATATCTGCGTAAAACCAGTGATGCCAATTACAACGCTGCTGGTGCGCTGGTGGATAACGGTGTTGATGCTGAAGGCGGTACGCTGACCACGGAACTGAC